GTACAAAGTTTCTTGACTGATCCAGAAAACAAATTAATTTTGAGGAAAGATCCGTCAGCAGACAAGATGTTGTCAGTTACAAATTTCAAAGACAAAAACACAATGCTTGGTTCAATACTTTCAGACATAGCATCAAGAATGCTTACAAAGACAGGTGAAGAAGACAGGGTGGCGAACTTTGCTTCAAGGATTGCCGACAACCTAGAAATGGAAAACTCGGCAAGTTTCAAACCCGATGCCGACTATGCCAAAAACAAAAAGATTGCAATACAGTTGGCAAAGAGATACATTGATGATTACAAAAAGATGCAAAAGGATCCTGCATACGCTGATGCTGTGAGAATGGATCCAGAAGATTTCAATCCAAAGAAACATCCTAAACTGGCAAAGAGAGCAAGAGGCGAGGCCGCAGAATTCGAAGCATGGGCAGAGTCTGTTGTAAACGAAGGTGGTGTAAAAAGACAGATGGAAGACGATGCTGAAAAAATGTCCAAAAAAGAGTTCGTAGAAAAATACGGTGAGGACATGGCAGAGTTCTGGACCAACTATAATGGTGTTGAGGAGTATGCCACAGAGCCAAAAAATCCAGAAGACAAGGAAGCAAAATTAAAAGCACTACAAGACCTGCAGATGGATCCCAACACTGCCAAAGACGGTGAACTGATCAGAAAAATGATCCAACGCAAAAAAGAATTAATGAAAGCAAAGTTCAAGCAACCAATGAACATGGGCGAAGGCACAATGATCGGTGGCATAGTTGCATACGATAAACAAGACCCGGAAGAATTCAAACAGGCTTATCTGAGATACAAAGACTTCATGTCAGAGCCAAGACCGGCAAGCGAAGAAACTGTTGACATGATATTAAGTTTTATGTTTGATGACGAATTACTTGATGACATGGCCACAGCAGAAGAAGATGGTGTCAAAGATGTAAGAGACATGGTGCAAAAGAGAATAGACGATTTAGAATTATTTGACATGGAAGAAAGACCGGAACTTAAAAACATGGGTTTTGATAAATTAATGAATTCACAAGAGCCAGCACAGGAAGGCAACCAATTTGCACAGGCAGTACAGAAAGCAAAAGCGGCCGGCATGAAAGCAGGCGACAAATTTAAAGTGGGCGATCAGGAATACACATTAAAAGATGCAATCGAACTTGCAGGCCTACAATTAGAAGATTTCTTTTCAGAAGAAGAACAAGCATACGACAATCAAATAGCACGTATCAAAAATCTAGCCAATTACCAATAGAAATAATACCTTAACAAAAATCACATTTAAATATCCTACATATGTTGGATAATATTGAATGGTTGCACGTAGAGCCCACCACTAGATGTAATGCTTGGTGCTCGTCATGTATGCGTAACAATAACGGATATGGCTTGACCAATTTCATATTGGAAGATCTGTCACCAAAGCGTTTACACGATGTGGTAGAATCTTTGCCTAAACTGAAGACTGTACAATTTTCAGGTAATCTGGGAGATCCGTGTGCCAGTAAAATCATAGACAAACAGTTGGAAGTTATACGTGATCGCGACCTGATGTTACAACTACACACAAATGGCAGTCTACGTACAAAGGAGTGGTGGAAAAAACTTGCTGTCATGTTTGGAGAATCATTAACTGTGTGGTTTGCTATAGACGGCTTGCAAGACACACATCATATCTACAGGCAAGGAACTGATTGGAACAAGATCATAGAAAACGCAAAGTCTTTTATAGACCAGGGAGGCAATGCAGTATGGCAGTTTGTGCCATTTGCCCACAACGAACATCAAATTAAAGAATGCCTAAAACTCTCACAAAAACTTGGATTCAAAAGATTTGAACTGGTAAAAAATGCAAGATATACCAAGACTGCACTGCACTACCGAACCGGAGAAACTCTGGACATCCGTCCATGGAGTCAACACGAAACACAATGGCAAAGAAAAGGCCAAATACTTAACAAGAATACCGGTAAAATTAAATCACACACCGTCAAAAGAAATGATTGTATGCACTTGGCATTAAAAAGTATTTTTCTAAATGCTTCCGGCGTACTCACTCCCTGTTGCTATCTTGCCAATACACAGTTGGAAACTGTTAATATAGCACAGTCAATTACAACTAAAAAGTTTTTGCCAACATGTGTAAAAAGTTGTGGTTCTAATTAGGCAAATTACCAATAATAGTAGTAGACATTAGATAAATATCAGTGTATATTATAGCACAATGCTTAATATATTAGGCACAAACATAGGCAAAACAGGAGGCTTACATTATGGCTACATTGGCTGAAATAAGAGCGAAACTAAAATCTCAAGAACCTAATCGCTCAGGTTCATCAACTGGCGGAGACAACGCCATTTACCCACACTGGAATATAAAAGAAGGCGACGAAGCAGTCGTTAGATTTTTACCAGATAAGGATACGAATAACACATTTTTCTGGACCGAGAGAAACATGATCAAGTTACCGTTCGCAGGTATCAAAGGTCAGACTGATTCAAGACCGGTTACTGTGCAAGTTCCTTGTATGGAGATGTACGGTAAGACTTGTCCAATACTGACAGAAGTTAGACCATGGTTCAAAGACAAGAGCATGGAAGACATGGGCAGGAAATATTGGAAAAAGAAAAGTTATATTTTCCAAGGTTTTGTAGTTCAGAATCCTTTAGCAGAGGACACAACACCTGAGAATCCGATCAGAAGATTTATTATTGGACCTCAAATATTCAACATAATCAGAGCGGCATTGCTTGATCCAGAAATGGAAGAACTGCCAACTGACAGTGTTAGGGGTGTTGACTTTAGAATAAACAAAACAACAAAGGGTGGTTATGCTGACTACTCAACTTCAAAATGGTCAAGAAGAGAAAGAGCATTAGACGAGGCAGAAAGAAGTGCAATAGACACACACGGCTTACACAACTTGTCAGACTTCAGACCAAAAGAACCAACTGACGCAGAAGTGAAAATAATCAAAGAGTTATTTGAAAAATCTGTAGACGGTGAAGCATACGATCTTGAGAAATACGGACAGTATTTCAGACCTGCAGGAGTGCAAGTCAGTCAAGTGAGTATACCAACTGCCGACAGACCAGTTGCGGTTGAGAGAACTGCTGATCCGGTAAATGCTGAGGTAAAAGAAACTGCTCCAGCACCACAACCAGAGGCACCAGCAGAGCAACCTGCACCAGCGGCACAACCAACAACGGACAGTGCCAAAAGAGCAGAAGATATTTTGAAGTTAATAAGATCAAGACAAGCAAAATAATCTGACATTTTACCAAGGCCTTGATTATTGACAATTGAGGCCTTGTGTATTATAATAAGGAACAATTATGACAAAAGTATTTGACGCAACAAAATTTAGAAAGAGTATTACAAAATCAATACAAGGACTAGGAATAGGATTCAGTGATCCAACAGATTGGATATCAACGGGCAACTATGCACTGAACTATTTGATGTCTGGAGACTTCAACAGAGGAATTCCCCTAGGCAAGGTTACAGTACTTGCCGGTGAATCAGGTGCGGGTAAATCTTACATCGCATCAGGTAACATCATCAAGAATGCACAGGAACAAGGCATATTTGTGATATTAATTGATTCGGAAAACGCATTAGACGAAAAATGGTTACAGGCTTTACAAGTGGACACATCGGAAGACAAATTATTAAAGTTAAGTTTATCCATGATAGACGATGTTGCAAAAACAGTATCCGAATTCATGAAGTCATACAAGGACGAACACGCTGACAACAAAGAAGGTGCACCAAAAGTGCTTTTCGTTATTGACAGTTTGGGTATGTTGCTGACACCAACAGATGTTGACCAGTTTGAGAAAGGTGAGATGAAAGGTGACCTTGGTAGAAAACCAAAGGCACTCACGGCACTTGTAAGAAACTGTGTGAACATGTTTGGTAGTTGGAATGTTGGCCTGATTGCTACAAACCATACATATGCATCACAGGACATGTTTGATCCAGATGATAAAATCTCAGGTGGACAAGGCTTCATATATGCCAGTTCAATCGTGATAGCAATGAAAAAATTAAAACTTAAAGAAGATGAAAAAGGCAACAAGATCTCAGATGTGAGAGGTATAAGAGCGGCATGTAAAGTTATGAAAACCAGATATGCCAAACCCTTCGAAAGTGTGCAAGTGAAAATTCCATACGACACAGGTATGGATCCATATAGTGGATTAGTAGACTTGTTCGAGAAAAAAGGTGTGTTGACACAGCAAGGCAACAGATTGAAGTATGTTGATAGTGCTGGGAAAGAGCATCTTGAGTTCAGAAAAGCCTGGATAGGTGATAAATTAGATATGCTTATGGCAGATTTTGATAAATTATCACAAACATCAGTTGAAGACACAACTGATTCCAAGGCTGAAAAAGATGATTGATATGACACACGAAGACATCGAACGTTTATGGAGTTCACTATCCAACTACATGCCTGACAAACACAAGGCTGACGCCGCGATCGATTTTGTAAAAACACTGGAAGACATTGGTGTTGAAACAGACGAGATCAAAGCAAGTGGAGAATTTGACCCAAAACTTGAAGAAGCCATCAATGCTTTTTACGAACAAGATGAAGAAGACATTGATGACTACGATGATCGTTATGAAGATTAATTGGTACAACGAAGTAAGTAGAAGTTTGGATAAAATACCAGACTGCATAAATCATTTTGATTCCGAATATCAAAAAGCAAAACAAGAAGTACGTATTTACGGAAACCTTGAAAAAGCATCAGCGGCACTGCCGGGCATTGTGGAAGAAAGATTCAGCCAACTGCAACAAATAGAAGCCATACTCGAATACCTTAACATAGAATTAAGAAGAACAAGGTCCAAAGCATTCAAAAAATATCTGGAAAATTACAACAGAGCGTTGTCAAGCAGAGATGCCGAAAAATATGTTGACGGTGAACAAGATGTTGTGGACATGGACAAAATTATTAACGAATTTGCACTATTAAGAAATCAATGGCTGGGCATAACCAAAGGACTTGATCAGAAACAATGGCAAATCACAAACATTGTAAAACTGAGAGTTGCGGGTATGGAAGATGCCGACATCAGATAGAATTATCCTAACAGACGTAGACGGTGTGCTACTTGAATGGGAACACCATTTCACAAAGTGGATGTTACAACGCACATTGTTTGACGAAAAGGGTGCAAGATATCATCCATATAGGCTTCTGCCAGATAAAGAAAACACTTACGAAATGGCAGAACGTTTTGGTGTTACTAAAGACGAAATCCGAAAAGAAATACGAGAGTTCAACCGGAGTGCCTGGATGGGAACACAACGCCCAATGCTGGAATCACAGACATGGGTAAAACTATTGGCCGCCGAAGGATGGACCTTTATACCTATCACTTCACAGACGTCAGACATACCGGCACAAGAACTTAGAAAACGCAGACTGGGAGAATTGTTTGGTGATCATGTATTTGTGAATTACCATATATTAGGCACAGGTGCTGACAAAGACAGTGCTTTAGCCGAATTTCATGGAACCGGACTGTATTGGGTCGAGGACAAGCCAAAGAACGCACTAGCGGGGCTCAAATACGGTTTAAAGCCCATTTTAATCAACCACGAATACAATCGAGACTTCGAACACGCAGAAATTACCAAAGTAAATAATTGGAAAGAAATACACCAACTTATTGCTAGGTAATGACTGAACAAAAATATTTTCCAATCAAACAATCTCCTGCTTGTCCATTAAAATGGAACTGGAGCACTGTATGGTGCACACAAGGTGTGACATCCTCTTGTCACAGAAATTTAAAAGTACCTATTGATATAGAAAACTTTGACGACTTTCATAATCATCCACATAAAATCAAAGAGAGAGAAATTATGTTATCGGGCAAATGGCCAACTGTGGAGAACGGTGGCAGTGGTCATTGTACATTTTGCAAGTCTATAGAAGACGCCGGTGGTACAAGTGATCGTATGCACATGAAGACAATGCCCGATCAAGTTCCTCCAGAATTACAGAAAGATCCGACAGCAACAAAAGTCACACCAACAATTTTTGAACTATTTGTCAAATCAACCTGCAATTTGATGTGTACATATTGCAACACTAGAGATAGCAGTAAAATTAGAGCAGAGGTAAGACGTTTTGGAGAAATTACATACCCGGACGGCACACAACCAAATAGAATGTACAACTGGACTGACCATCCGAAATTAGAAGAATATTTTGCAAAGAGTCTAGAGTACTTGGAAAAAAACGGAAACCAATTACGCCGTTTTCATTTACTTGGCGGCGAAACACTTTTCATGAAAGAAACCAAAGAGGTTTACAAAAGCCTAGCGAAACTTAACAATAGAACTTTACAGTTTAACATTGTTTCAAACTTAATGGTAAACAATGTTCCGGAGCATATTGAAGAAATAGAAAAACTAATACGTGACAGATGCATTGGAAGATTTGATTTAACCTGTAGCATAGACAACTGGGGTCCTGAGGCCGAGTATGCAAGATATGGTTTGAAATGTGACAAATGGTTAGAAAATTTTGATTATGTTGTAAACAAAAAATGGATATATCTAAACACACAAAGTTGCATGACAACGTTAACTTTACGATCATATTATAAACTTTTACAGGTATTGAATGAACGTAGAAAGATTAGAAAAATACACAACGAGCACTCGTTTGTAATTGGCAGAGACATGATGCATCCAAGAATTTACGGTGGCAAATTCTGGGAACAGGACTTCAAGAATGCATTAGACGAGATGCCAGATCAAGATCCAAACGATGCAACACTTAAATCTTATTGGTACGGAATGTGGAAAAGCATAAAAGATCTTGAGCCAAACAGGAAAGAAATAGACAAAGGTAAATTCTATTTAGATACTCTAGATAAACGACGTAACCTCGATTGGAGAAAGGTATATCCATACTTGGATATATAGATGTATGAAAGTATACGTAGGACACGACAGCAGAGAAGATATAGCATATCAGGTCTGCGAACACAGTATAAAAAGGCGAGATCCGTCTGCAGAAGTAATACCGTTAAAACAAAAACAGATGAGGGATCAAGGACTTTATACTAGACCGGTTGATAAATTAGCATCAACAGAATTCACCTTTACACGATTTTTTGTTCCCTATCTGAATGACTTCAAAGGTTGGGCAGTTTTTTGTGATTGTGATTTTTTATGGAAAATACCATCTCATGAACTTGTAAAATATTGTGACAACTCAAAAGCAGTAGTCTGTGTACAGCACGATTACACTCCAAAAGAAACAACAAAAATGGATGGACAGGTGCAGACTGTTTATCCAAGAAAGAATTGGTCGAGCATGGTATTATGGAACTGCGAACATCCAAAAAATAAAATACTTACACCAGAACTACTAAATGAGGAATCACCAAAATTCTTGCACAGATTCAGTTGGTTGGAGGACAACGAAATAGGATCATTGCCTTTGGAATACAATTGGTTAGTAGGTTGGTACAAAGAACCACAAGACGGCAAACCCAAAATACTTCACTACACAGAAGGAGGTCCGTGGTTTGACGGATACCGCGATTGTGAATATGGCGACGACTGGAAGAAGGAATTAATCAATTTATTTTCATCGTAATGAATTGGCACAAACTCACCAAACACAATTATTACACAGAACCATTTGAATTCATTCATGCTGTTGGTTTGGTTGAACAAAGCGAATACAACAGGCTATATGAAAACACCAACAACTTAACTCACCCTGTTTGGCAGGAATTTGATGAAAAGTATAAAACCGGTTTTCAACTTAAAGATGATATTACAGAAATTGATTTGAATCGTGAGGTTGTTGCACTTTGGTTTTTCCGTGAAAGATCAGACACAACGCCATCACCGGACATCGACATAGGTGGTAGAATTTTCACATACAACGACAACGTCACTATATTAACAATGTGTAAAAATATTGAAATCAAAGAAAAAAAGAAAAAATATCTAAGACGTCCTTTTATTCAACTTGACATGTCAAAGGAAAAATTTGACAAAATTTGTAAACGTTTTAGAAAGAATTAATATAGTCTTGTAAAGCCTTTACATCTGCATTAACGTAACGTTCTCTAGTTTTTGTCCAAACATATTCATCTCTGTTTGCGATATTAAAATTTTTCCTTATTTGTTTACCTGCGTTGTCTGTTAATATTTTTTTAACTTTGAATAAAACATTTGGCATATACAGACATCTATTAAGTTTACGAGCAACTTTTTGTGTGTACGAGTCAACGTGCCAGTGCCAGAAAGACACAGGCGCCAACCAACCCAACGTATTGGTCCAATTTTTATGCACTGCAAAATGTGCCGCGGGCAAAGGTGAGTCGTCCCACAACTTTATTTCGTCACCTAACCTTTTGATATTTTTTGGTCTGCCATCCGCCGGAACTACCATTAAAATCCTGTCTTCATATTTTGAAAATTGATCTGCAATCAATTGATCCCAGTCCTGTGTTTGCACTTGGACATCATCGCCCATAAGCATGACAATATCATGTGATGCTCTTTCACACATCAAGTTCCAACTGTAACAAGTGGACTGATTTGGACCAACTGTATAATGTTTCTCATCTAGTAAATCCTTGTACTCTTCTAATTTCTCATCATCGTCATTGAGATAAAATAAAAATTCTGTGTTGTGTTTTTGTGTTGCGGTAGCAGTATCGACCAATCTTTTTGCTAGTTCGGGCCTGCCTCTTGATGGGCAACAAAAAGAAATCATATCAATTTTTTCTTCCAGGTATCCGGAGTCTGGTCATTAATAATTTCTAATGGCAAATGATATTGAAACTTTTTTGTACCCCTGGTTCTTATGTATTCTGCTGTCTTCTTAACTGACTGACGCATGTTTGTTGCTGTGCTGTAACCTAGTAAATCTCTTGCTTTGTCTGATGAGCACACTGCTAGTTTGACTTCTTTGGGTCTGTCTTTGTGATGTATAGGATCTAAGTTTAGTCCTGTTTCATTTGCACAGGCCTCCGCTAACTCATTGATTGTTATAGGTTCTTCGTCTGGTCCTATGTTTATAACCTCTCCCACCACATTGTCTTGGAACGCGAGTGCATTCAAACAGTACAAACAATCGTCTATGTAACTAAAACATCTTTGCTGTTTGCCATCTCCGTATATGATTGGTTGCTTACCTTGTAACATTCTGTTCAACATAATAGACATAACGTTCCGAAACGGATCATCATACTTCTGTCTTGGGCCAACAATATTGTGTGGCACAGCAATTACATACTCTACTCCATGTGTTTCGCATAAGTTTTTCAACACGTCCTCGCCGGCTTTCTTTGCAATACCATATGGGTCTTGGGGACGACATTCATAAGTTTCTTTGTATGGCATCTCATCATGATGACCGTACCTTGCCATGCTTGAACAATACACAATACGTTTGACTTTGTTTCTTATTGCCGCTGTGATAGTTGTGACTGATGCTTCAAAAATATTTCTCGTAACAAGCACAGGAGAAAATACTGACAGTCCTTCGTATGCTGTTGCGGCTGTGTGATAGACTATGTCACAACCTTCCATGGCTTTGGTCATATTTTCCAAATCGCAACAGTCCACTTGATGGAACTCGACATCTTGTGGTACATTGTCTGTGTATCCACCGATCATGTTGTCATTACCGGCCACGGTATGACCTTGTGAAATCATTAAGTCTGCTAGATGAGAACCTAAAAATCCTGCAACACCTGTGATAAAAATTTTCATTTTGAGTATTTAATTTTGTTATGCACGGTAAAAAACTTTATCAGGCCAGTGATCCATTAGTACCTTGAATCCCAATGATGCTATGTGTTTTTCTACTTCAAGATTGCTACTGCCATATTTTTTTGTGTTATTGTTCAACTCTATCATGAGATATTTTGTATTTTCTAAAGTTTTTGTTGCACCTTTCAGCACCTGCATTTCATAACCCTCGACATCAATTTTTATCATGTCGACATCTTGGTAATTCATGTAATCCAGATTAACCATTCTTATAGTTCCTTTTTCTAGTACTCTTTTTGCCTGGGTAAAGTTATCGACAGTCAATGATATTTCGCCTACTTCTGCTCCTACTGCCTCCATCCTTGGATCGCAGTTAATGGTACAATTACGTTGCAGACACGCAAAATGAATTTTGTCGGGTTCAAACGCAATTACTTTTCTTGCAAACGGTTCCATTGCTTTTGCCCATGTGCCACACCAAGCACCGATATCTATCACAGTTTTCATTTTTTTATTTTGTGATTCACAATATTTTATAAATTTGTTGAGACATTGACTTTGTGTAAATGGTGCACCTGCCTTCCATTGTTCTATGTGAATGTCGTTTGATGGCACCCAAAAACCATTCACTTTTTCTATTTTCATAGTAATCCCTTATCTGTCAGTATCTCGATTGCTTTCCCGTTACTGTACTCTTCGGGAGTAAACTGTTGATATGCTAGACTGTACAACCACGGTTCCGGGTCAGCATAAAAAGGTTGCTCAATATCTTCTAAATGCAAATTTCCCATTGCTGAAGCAAAACTTTTTTCATGACTAAAAACTGGAATGCCCATACACACTGCCTCAACGGCCGCTATACTACAACTGGTCACGAGAGCATGTGCATCCTTGAGGTCCTCGGATAGGGGTACCTTTGCTTCACTTGGTCCTGATGTACCCCTGCCCCTAGGCTTGTGTCGAAGTCTGATCGGTCTGTCTGTATATCTTTTTAAACTTTCAATAGTATTATTAGTCCAGTTTGGAGCACCAAGGTAACCATGTATACCGGCACTACTAGGACAAACTAAAATATGATCGCCTTTTAATTTGGGTGCTTGTATTTTTATTTTAAATTTATCAAATCTGTCAGACTTACAATTTTGTAATAGCGTTGCGTGTATTTTATTCTTGCAAATACGCCAATAATGATTGTCTGATTTCAAATTGTTGTTGTCAAATCTACCAAAGTATGGTGTGTCCGTGAACCAGTACTGGTGCTTACGTGTTTCCAATTTTTTGATAAGTTCTCTGTTGTTTCCAACAAAACCCCAGAACATTGAATTGGCTACTGGTTCGATCTCAGTTTGGTTATCAAGCATTTTTGTCTGTTCTGGCCAAGACTTCTGTACACCGTCGAAAACTTCGTATGCTTTACTGTTCTTGTTGTTAAATGGTGCGTAAATTGTTAGCATCAATAAACTCTTTCAATTGTTTTGCCCAATCCTTGTGGCCTTTTTCGTTAGGATGTGGATCACCTTCTTTGCATTGTTGATTGTTTGCAACTGTGTAATCCATATGACTTGTTTCAGGTTTGAAAAATCTTTTTTTATCTATTTTGTCAAATAATAATTGCACATCAGGATTTGTAATCTTTGCATCTGACAAGGTGTTGTAGAATACATATGGATA